ATGATGAAATTGCAGAATATTCAGACGATTACATGAAAGATGTTAAACACGAACACATGGATGAATTAAGCAAAGAACTAACGAAAGTATTCCAAGCGTGGGAAAAACGTCATGGCTATGAGAACCGAGCATTTGTGGTACAAGAAACAAAAACTTATAAGATTGCTGATTATATTCAGTGAAATGTATTGATTGTATAGAGGTGTAAAGTTGAAAATTGTAATACTTGGCCAACCAAGAACGAAAAAGAACAGCTCTCAAATCGCATTCAAAGGCAATAAGCGTGTAATCTTACCATCAAAAGCGTTTAAAGCATATGAGAAAGTTGCTCTCATGCAGCTGGCTCGAGTGCAGGCTGTTCATGGGCCGATAGCGGTTCGGTGCTGCTATTATTTACAAAATCGAGCGCATTGGCCAGATTTGGTAGGCCTATTACAAGCAACTAGCGACATATTGCAAGCTGCTGGCGTGATTGATGATGATAAATACATTGTTAATTATGACGGCTCAATGATTGCAGGCATTGACAAGGACAGACCGAGGGCAGAGATCACTATTCAGCCAATTAATGAAAATACTGTCTTAGTCGATGAGTACGAAAGGCAAAAAGCTAGAGAGTGCGACACCACTCAAAAGCCTAAACGCCGAGCAGTTGCAACAGCTAGGGGCTACGGAAAGCCTAAAGCCCCTACCTCTATCTCTTACAAAGAATTTAGAAAGCTATTTCAGAAAGGGCATCACATACCATGAATGAGAATGAAAAAGAGTACAGGTTGCAGCTGATAGGTACTGTCGGCCTTGATATTTGGCTCAATGCTAATAGCGAGGCTCATGCCGAGAAATTAAAAGAGCAAGTACTGAAAACTATCAATGATCAAATCACGATTGACTGCGGCAATGTAGACGGCACGCTCGATGTATACGTTGATTGTATTGAGCTTGAAATTGATAAATTGGTAATTCAAGACTAGTGAGGTGCTTATGAACAGAAACATAAAAGCTGAATATGACGGAAAGCACTTCACGCTCACAGCAGAGGAGTGTAATACGGTAGAGTTATTATCCTTTGTGTGCGATGTAGCAGAGCAAGCCTTGTATATTGTAGCTGGTGAGGATACAGAGCTATTCAATGAGGCAAAAGAGGCGCTCATCGACGAAATAAAAGGAATGGGGGCGTTAGAGAATGAGCGAATTTTGCAGTAATGGAAAATAAAGCTATGAAAATATTAGACGCCTGCTGTGGCTCTCGTATGTTTTGGTTCGATAAAGAGCATAAAAACGCTGTATATATGGATAATCGAACCTTAGAAACAACTCTGTGTGACAGCAGAAAGTTAGTAGTAAAGCCAGATATAGTGGCAGATTTTAAAAGGATTCCTTTTGATGATGAAACGTTCTATTTGGTTATCTTTGATCCGCCGCATTTGTTACACGCTGGCGATACGTCATATTTAAAAGCTAAATATGGAACTTTGGAGCCTACATGGAAAGATGATATTAAACAGGGGCTCGCAGAGTGTTGGCGAGTGCTTAAAGAAAACGGAACACTTATTTTTAAATGGAATGAGTAGCAGGTGCTATTTTCAAATGTAAAAGGGTTATTGCCTAGCGAGCCTATAATTGGGCAGCGCAGAGGTAAGACAATTTGGCTTGTGTTTTTCAAAAATGGGAGATAAGGAAATGAAAAAGAAACTTGTGTACATCGCTCACCCTTATGGCGGTAAAGAAAGCAACAAGTTAAAAATCGACAAAATCATGAATGACTTAGTTATGAATGATAGCGAGCACGATTACGTCTCACCAATTCATAATTATGGGTTCATGTATCTTACTGGCGACGAGTACCAGCGAGGGCTTGATATTTGCTTGGGCCTATTAAGTCATTGCGACGTGCTAGTGCTTTGCGACGGCTGGGAAACGAGCAGGGGTTGCCGAGGCGAGTTAGATCACGCAAAGAAACACGGTATTTTAATTTTCACGCTGCAAGAGTGGAAAGCAAAAATAGCGTATAAGGGGGATATATGAAATTTATAGACTTTTTCAGCGGAATAGGCGGCTTTCATAGTGGCCTAGAACGTGCTGGCATGGAGTGCGTTGGCTGGTGCGAGTTTGACAAATTTGCACAGGCCTCGTATAGAGCTATGTATGATACAACGAATTTATGGTTCGGAAATGATGTAACAAAAGTTAGAGGATGGGAGTTGCCAAAGGCTGATTTATGGTCTTTCGGCTTTCCTTGCCAAGATGTGAGTATCGCAGGCAAACAAAAAGGACTGAAAGAGGGTACTCGCAGCGGTTTATTCTATGAAATTATGAGGTTATTAGATGAGTGCGAAGAAAATAAACCCAAATGGCTTGTGTGTGAAAACGTTAAAAACTTGTTATCAATCGACAATGGAACAGGGTTCCTCAATGTTATCGGTGAAATGGCCGAAAGAGGGTATAGTATCGAATGGAAAGTGTATAATTCCAAAGATTATGGAGTGCCACAAAACAGAGAACGAGTATACATTGTTGGATATTATGGAGAACGATGTTCCAGAGAGCTTTTACCTATCAGACGAGAAAATCAATCAACTATTGATCAGATTGGAAATCTCACAGAAAACAAAGGCTTTGGCGGAAACCCTCAATCTGGCAGAGTGTACTCAGTAAGCGGAGTTAGTCCTACCATTAATACTTGTGGTGGTGGAAATTTAGAAGTTAAAGTGCTGATTAAAAACGCAACAAAAACAGGGTATTTAGAGGCTAAAGTTGGCGACGGAATAGACCTTGCATATCCAGATAGTGAAACATGCCGATTAAGAGTGCAACCACAACAATCTAACACATTAACGACTAGCGATAATCTAGGTGTATTGGTTGACGATGAATCTATTCGCATTAGAAAATTAACGCCTAAAGAATATTGGCGTTTACAAGGTTTTACAGATGAACAGTTCGAGAAAGCAGCGGCGATAAATAGCAATAGTCAACTATATAAGCAAGCTGGTAATGCGGTTACTGTAAATGTTGTCGATGAGATAGGTAAGCATATTATGAAAATCGAAAATGAGGTAAAAAAATGAAAGCATTCTTATACACAATATCCATAGCACTTATTTTAGTAATGAAAGCTGAGCTTATTGCGCTTGCTATTGTAGCAGTACTTTGGTTAATAGGCTTATTTGGAGTAACAGGTGGCGATGTATTACGTATACTCGGTATATTACTTGGCACATTCGCAGTATCGTTGGTGGCGTATGTGAGCGCTGAACTCAAAAAGTAGGTGGAGCGTATGAACAGATTTGAAAGCACACTAGGCTTAATAGAGTTAAGAGCAGCTTTAACCATTGTTATAGGTAACGATATAATCGTTCCCTCTATTGAGCAAAGAGAAAGTGTTTCGACGATTGGCTTTATATATGGGTATATCTGGCGCTATAAAAATTGTGGCGTAAGAGTCGATTTAAGCAGTATAGCCAGAGCTGAAATCTTAGAACATAACGAACTAGATAGCTATATCGAGGCTACAAGATCATATGTAAAAGGCGAACTGCGCAGATTAATTGGTAGAGAGGTGAAAAAATAATGCTATGTAGCATGGAAGAGTTAGTGAAACATGGCTTTGATGAGTTCGAGATACATCAATACTCAAAAGGTGCTAGTTTAATCTTAAAGTGTGCCGATTGGATCACTAACAAAGAGCTTGATAAGGCTCTAAATTATGCTCGAAAAATTGCTAAAGATAAGCCTTACAGAGTATTTATCAAGGTGAAAGATAATCTAGGTTATAGAGTCATTGAAGTTAAAGATATTATCGATATATCTGTAGAAGATAGAAAAATTCAATTAACAGAAAATAGCTTTATCATTGGTAAAGTATTAAGAGTATTAATGAAATGAGGTAAAGGATATGCCAAATTGGTGCGTAGGTTGGGTTAAGTTTAGAGGCACATTAGAGGACTTAAAGCGTTTTATTGAAAACGAATTTGAACAATCAGAGCCTGAAATTAATGACGAGGAACTAATCCCATACATTGAAAACAAAAATACATTCTTAAAATCTCTAGTCCGCACATATGTAGAGTGCGATGATGTAGCAGAGGCTAATGACGGGATCTTTTGCAATGATAATGGCGTAGGTATATTTGCTATAAAACTATGTCATGCGTGGAATGTTGTTAGACAAGGTTATGAAGAATTAGCAAAGGAATATAACCTTGATATAAAGGGTAAGTGTTATGAGCGAGGACTAGAATTTATAGAAGAATTTGAATATGACTCTAATGGTGATGAAATCCTTTATAATGTGCATAAGTTTGGTGATTATCAATGGGAATGCGAATGCCCAACATTAGGCGGTTAGGAGTTGATTATATGACCGTTAAAGAGCTGAAAGAAATACTAAACAATGTAGAAAATGAGAATGTTGACGTTGTGTTTTTTGAGGATCAGTTTGGACGTGCTGAAATTGATGAAGTGATTGGAATTAATTCAAATGAATGTGTTGAATTATTAGGCGGTTGTGAGTTACTAAAGGAGTGTTAGCATGAACGATAAAGAGGGCCGCAAGTGGCTGTTACAAAAACTATATGATAGAGGCTTAAAATATATTGTGTTTGACTCTGTGCTAGGTAGATATTTTGGGGTTGATAAAATTCCTGTAAAAAACGGAGTGAAATGGAATTATGACGGCATAATACGCCTTAAAATAGGCCTTGTTACTAACTTAATTCCAGACTTTAACGAGCCAAATTATCTCGATGTTGGCAAGTATCTCGGTATTGTTGATTGGAGTAAGGTTTCTAAAGACACCCCTATATTGGTTAGTAATGACAACAAGGAGTGGAAAAGAAGATATTTTGCTCAATACAAAAACGGAAAAGTGGTTGCTTATGGTTTGGGTGCTACATCATGGAGTAGCGGTTGCATACTACGTTATTGGGATTATGCAAAGTTAGCAGGTGGCGACGATGAAAACTGATACTTATATCATTACTCTCGAGAGTGGACATTATGAATGGACTCGAGAGGACGAAATACACGGATTAAAAGAGGCAAAAGAGGCAGGCATAAAAGAGGCCGAGCGACGTGGCAAGGATATATTTTATCTAGCACGCTGCTATCAATGGTGGCCGTTTACTGGGGGAATTGCTAGGGAATTAGTCGAAAATTTAAATATCGATTTAAGAGCTTATTTAAATGATTATGAAACACTTAAAAACGTACCAGAGAGCGAAATTAAAGAGCTGGAGCTAGGTATTAACAAACTCATTCGTCAATGGCTCATAAGAAATAATCGCATACCGAACGGCGTACATTTCGAGGAAGAAATTATTTATAAGGTCAAGAACGGAAAGGCGGTTAGAATTGGAAAATCAGAATAACAATGATCGGCTGCATATTAAAGGCTATATAGATTATGGACGAATGCAAAAATTAGAAAAAGCACGATTGTCGGCACACTTGGCCGTTGAGAAAAAATTCAATAGGAGCATACACCTTATATTCATAACCGCCATTGCGTTTAGTGTTCTGGTGACAATCGGAATGATACTATTATTAGCTGCTGGCTTTCACTATATATGGGGGTGATTGAATGGAGTGTAAGGGACGCACTTTTACTGAGTTAGAGGTTGAGGCTATCGTTAAGATTGCAGCAGAAACAGCAGCACAAACAGCCTTAACCGAATTTAATCGGCGTAATGAGGATATGCTGGCAAAGAAAAACGAAAGAGCCTATAAGAATACTACAACGCTACTCGAGGGCTACACGGCTATGAAAGCGCATTGTAAGAGTGCTATTGCAAGGGCTGAGGAAACGCTCACGCCTAGCGATTTACAAACAGTATTGTATGAGGTTTTTAATCGCAGAGGATTGCTACAGATTGAAACCATTCTCGCTAGTAAGCGACGTACCGAGCTGATTATCGAGCATATTGACAAAATGCTCGAGGTATACCGCATAACTTGCATTAACAACAACAAGCACTATTGCGAGTGTGTAATTGATAGGTATATCAACGATTTAACAATCGCAGAAATTGCAGAAAAACATAATACAGTTGAGCGAAATGTGTATAGGTGGCTCGACAAAGGAATTGATGATTTGAGCATATATTTATTTGGCGCATATGCTCTTTAAAATGTCAAAAAGCTGTCATATTCAGTACTAAATATATGTGATACTATGTTAGTGGTGAATGGTGCTTATACGTTTCATTCTATCCTCCTTTCTTTCAACTATAGACATACGCAAAAATACCTCGGCAGAGATTAGGGTACTCTGTTCGAGGTGTTTTTGTATTTAAACATAAAAAGAGGTGAGATCGTGGCAGCTAAAGCAAAAAAGACAGAGCCAAAGAAAAAGAAAAGGCTAGGCCGTACCCCTAAATATGAAACATGGCTCGAGCCAGATAATCTAATAAGACTCGAGGGCTGGGCACGAGACGGCCTAAATGATGAACAGATAGCGCATAATATCGGAATTAACGTATCTACTTTGTACGCTTGGAAAGTTAAGTATAAAGATTTTTCAGAGGCATTAAAAAGGGGCAAAGAGGTAGTAGACATATTAGTAGAGAATGCTCTACTCAAAAGCGCTATGGGTTATAAGTTCGATGAGGTAGTTCAAGAGCGTGTATATAACCCAGAAACAGGCGAAAGCGAGATAGTAGAGGTTAAACGCACCACTAAGGACGTGCAGCCTAATCCTACATCATTAATCTTCTGGCTTAAAAATAGACAGCCAGAAAAGTGGAGGGATAAGAAAAATATCGACGCAGCCGTCGAGGTGAAGAACCCATTTGAGGGCATTGATACGGCGGATATTAAAAAGCTCATAGGCGAGGAATAAGCTCAATCTGTATATAGTCGTGCAAAGGGGGTGAGGGTATGCAGGTTCAGAGCAATAAAGAAAAAATCATACAGCTAGCTAAAAGGGAACTCGCAAGACGTGAGTTCTTTTATTATTGCCAACTTAAAACAGGTAGCTTTTACAAAAAGAGCCGTAAATATTTAGTTAGGCTTTGCAATGAGCTACAGAAATTCATTGAAAATGATACGTATAACGTGCTTATCATGAACCTGCCTCCATAGCCTCGGCATGGAAAAAGTTTAACGGCACAGCATTTTACACAATGGTTATTTGGTAATAACCCAGCGGCCAAAGTAATGACTGGTTCATACAACGAAACGCTCTCTAAAATGTTTAGTAAATCAGTTAGAAATGCGGTTCAAGAGAATAAGGCCGATGAGGATATTATTGTATTCTCTGACGTATTCCCCAATGTAAGAGTGGCAACAGGCGACGCACAAGCTCATTTATGGAGCTTAGAGGGATATACGAACTCATATCTTGCCACCTCGCCAACTGGTACAGCTACAGGCTTTGGCTGTTCGCTAATGATTATTGACGACATTATTAAAAACAGCGAAGAGGCCTATAACGCTAGCGTGAAAGAGAAACATTGGGAATGGTTTACAAATACCATGCTCTCACGACTCGAAGAGGGCGGCAAGATAATAATCATCATGACTCGCTGGGCAAGCGATGATTTAGCAGGCAGGGCTATCGAGCATTTTAAAGACGATCCATTATTCAAGGCTAAAGTCATTACTATGAAAGCCTTACAAGACGACGGCTCTATGCTTTGCGAAGAGGTGTTATCTAAAGCCTCTTACACGTCAAAGGTGAGGGCTATGGGCGAGGATATTGCCAGCGCTAACTATCAACAAATACCGATAGACCTTAAAGGGTGCTTATACAGTCAAATACTTACATATGACACGTTGCCAAGAGATGATAAAGGTAACGTGTTATTTTCATGTATTAAAAACTATACCGATACCGCCGATACTGGCAGCGACTACTTGGCAAGTATTGTATACGGCGTATATGACGGCGAGGCTTATATCCTCGATGTGGTATACACAAAAGACGCTATGGAAACCACAGAGCCAGAGGTGGCGGACATGCTGCATAGAAACGGCGTGAATGTGGCTGATATAGAAAGCAATAACGGCGGCCGAGGGTTTGGCCGTAATGTTCAAAGCATACTCAAACAAAAATATAACTCTAATAAGTGTGTGATCAATATGTTTCATCAAAGCGGTAATAAGATGGCTCGCATTCATTCCAATGCAACTTGGGTGATGAACCACGTATATATGCCTAAAAATTGGCGTGATAGGTGGCCGCAGTTCGCCGCTGATATTACCAAGTATCAGCGAGAGGGCAAGAATGCACACGATGACGGCCCAGACGCACTCACAGGCATAGCAGAGAAAATCAATGCGCCGCAAGTTCGCAGCGGCAGAATTAACATCAATTAGAAAGGGGTAACATGGCAATAATTAACAATAACCCTCGATTAGAGGAGTATGAGCTGTTACATGACGCCTATTATGGTAGCGGTATGTTTGCTACTGGGGCAGCGATTACGGAACACGCTCGAGAGAGTACGCAGTCAATCGCTTTTAGACGTAAGATAGCTTACTACTTAAATTACACAGGGCCTATTTTGAATGCCTCTGTAGATCCTATCTTCAAAGACGAAATAAAGCGAGAATACGGCAAATCTGTATTATTCGATGAATTTATCAATGATGTAGACCGTCAAGGTACATCGCTACAGGAATTTATTGAACAAAATGCTATAGCTGCTAAGCTGTATGGCGTTATGTATATCGTAGCTGATAATGTGAGCGAGTTCGGCAGCTCTTTGGCTGAAACATTGGCTAATAGGTCTATGCCTTATCTCACGGCGGTTGAGCCTAAGAACGTAGTGAATTATGAGTTTGACGACAACGGAAAGCTCAAACTATTTACTTATGTAACGTATTTGAAGAACGCCGACGGCACAATCAAAGCACGTTGCCACACATGGACACCTACCGAGTGGAAAATCACAGATGATAATAATAAACTCATCGACAAAGGCGAGCATAACATCGGCCGCATTCCTGTGGTTCAATGGTTTGGCAGGGCAGCACGCAAGCGTGATATTTTGCCGCCGCCTGAGTATTTGAGTATCGCTAAAACGAATGCTCATGTATATAACCTATGCTCTTTACTCTCTCAAATTCTTTACAATCAGACATTCTCTATCTTGACTATGCCAGTCGATAATAACGGCTTGCAAGATGTAACTATCGGTACTGATAACTTGCTCGCATATCCATTTGAGTCAAGCAAAGCGCCGAACTTTATCGCACCAGATAAAGGGCCAGCCGAGGTGCTTATGGCTCAAATTGATAAGCTCATCAATGAAATGTATCGAATGAGTGGCATTGATAGTGTAATCGGTGTACAGCAAGCAAAGAGCGGCGTGGCTAAACAATGGGATTTTGAGCGTACTAATCAAAATCTAGCAGCCTTTGCAGTCCGTTGTGAGAATGCAGAGTATGACATTATCGCTCTCTATAAGCTATGGAGCGGCGATAACCTAGAGTATTTTTGCGAGTATCCAAAAGATTTCAAGGTTAATGATGTTACTGAAAGCCTTACACAGGCACAACAGGCTAAAGACTTAGAATTTGAGTCCGACACATTCGACAATGAAATCTTAAAGAAAGTAATTGACGCTTACATGCCTAATTTGGAAAAGGAAACTAAAGACGCAATCGTTAAAGAGGCGCAGACGGCGGCCGATACTAAAGCCCAAGACCAAACTTATGACGATGATGATCTAAACGGTGGCGATAATGACACAGACGAGCCAAACGCTTGATAAAATACTCGAGCAATTCGAGAAAATGGTGCGTGAGTTAGTGGCGCTTGGATATTCAGCCAATAAGGCCGTTCAAATTGCTTATAAGTCTTATCCTATTATGGAAATGCTAGAGGCCCCTCTTACGGCTGATATGGTGGAGAATTTCAATAAGGCCTATCATAGTGTGCTTACACCGCTATCAGTGGCAGGACATAGGCCTTTTAATTACACAACTCAATCAATTAGTGAGGCCATGCAAGCGGCTTGGGCGAGCGACGGCTTAAAGCTATCTAAGCGACTACATAAAAACGCTCATAAAGTGCGACGAGAAACATCGGCGATTATCGCTCAATCATTAAAGCGTGGTAAAAGCATTCGTGAGATAGCTCGCTCTATATTCGAGGGGTATGGCAAAGGTGGCGTAATCGCTACCGATAAACTCCCTAAACATATCGAACGTCTTAGAGCGTTAAAGCCGCCGCAATCGCTCAATGATGATGAATTAGCTCGATTTAAGCGAACCATTAGACGCACAGAGCGGCTAGTACGGCAGAACACAACGCCAAGCCTACGAGCTGCCTATTCTGAATTAATTCAAGCTGTTAATGAGGGCAACACTATAGACCTTTCTCGATCTGTTACTGTAGCAGTGCAAGAAAAGGCACGATACAACGCCGAGAGGATAGCTCGCACAGAAAATGCTAGGGCTTACGCAGACGGTCAGATGAACCGATATGCTAACGATGACGATGTAGTAGCTTTGAAATGGACATTATCCAGTAGACACCCTCGCTATGATATATGCGATTTTTACGCTAACGCCGATTTATATGGGCTAGGTAAGGGGATATACCCAAAGGACAAATTCCCTAAGCTACCTGCTCACCCTCATTGCATGTGCAGAATATCGCCTGTTTTTGATTTTGAAGTAGATATTACTAAGGCGAAAAACAATACAAACGATGGCGGAATGAGGTACATCAATTCGATTAGCAAGGATCATCAAGAAAAATTACTAGGTATTAGCGGTCGCAAAGATGTAACAGCGGGCAAAGCTAACTGGAAAGACCGCATAAGAGGCTGGAATGGTGAAACATTCGAGCCTAGGACACCAAAAGAAAATACATAATTTAGATCTACAGGCCTATGCAAGTGAATGCATGGGCCTTTTATATTGCCATTAATTAGGGGAGCCGAACGGTGGCAAAATTCATGACGAAAAGGAGAAAGACTCATGACTTTAGCAGAATTGTACGCAGCACTTGAAAAACTCGAGGGGGGCAAAGACCTCGTAGCAGGCTTTAAAGGCGAAATCTCTCGCATTAATGAGGTAGCCAAAGCCGACCGCCTTAAATTCGAGAAAACCATTACCGACTTAACCTCAGCACGTGATGAGCTAAAAGGCAAGGTTGACGAATACGAGGCTCACAAAGGCGAAAAAAGCCCAGAAATCTTAGCTCTTGAAAAGCAAATTAAAGGCCTTACAGATAAGTATGAGCAATCTGAGAAGGCTCGACAAGCAGAGATTGAAAAACGTACTAATTCCGAAATCAGCGCTCAAACAATCGCAGCGCTCACAAAAGCTAATTGCACAGACGCCGAAACATTTAGCAAGCTCATCGCTGGACAAATCAGCGTTCAAGAGGACGGCTCTTATGGCTGGACTAAGGACGACGGCACAATCGGCACTATCGAGGAATGCGCAACGGCATTTCTTGCTGACAAGCCTTATGCGGTTAAAACTGATCAAAATGGCGGCAGCGGTGCAGGTGCTGGCAAT